CAGCATATACGTTACCACGAGTAGCAACAGCATCAAATAGACCTTCAGTACCAGCGGCACCAGGTTGTACTTGAGAAGCAGCAACTGTTAAGTAAGTCAAAGCTCCACCACCTGACTCAGCTTGAACACCTTCAACCATTGACATCTCTAAGTAATCTTCGAAACGTAAACGAGTCTCGTGCTCAGATTTGATGTACCATAAATATCCAGTAGCACCATTCTCTGAAGTTACTTCAACCCATCCAATTTGAGCCATATCAGAACCAGATACAGTGTAATTGTCCTTGATGATAATAGGCTTGTTCTCAAAGAATAAATCTTGAGACTCTAATGAACCAACCATTCCTGTTGATCCTTTAGTGAATTCAGAACCATAAACGAATGCAGTAGAAGTTGCAGCAGCAGCAATAGTTTGTCCACCAGCAGCATAGTAAGCTACAGCAAAAGTATTAGCAGCTGAGTTAACAGCAGTAATAACAGCTTTGTCAGAAGCAGCTCCAGCATTAGCTGATAAGAATACAGTTTGGTTAACACGGAAGTTACAGTTAACTCCAGCATCAGCAACTGTCCAAGTAGCTGTATCAGCTCCTACAACAGCATTAGTAGTTACACTAACATATTTAGTGTGTAAACGTCCTTGCTCTGCCCACTTAATTAAGTCAGAGTTAGACGGCATCTCAGCTCCTACTAAACGTAAGAAAGATGCAATAGAACGATTACCATAACGCTCGAATTCTTTCTCATAAGTATCTGGAAGATACTGGTTCATGAAATCAAAGTTGGTAATGTAGTTTGTTGGCAACGTAGCTTTTACCGCCGAAGGGGTTAAAGCATAGCCAGGTACGGATTGTACTGAGCCCATAATTGTAAATTTTGTTTGGTTAGAAAATTATTTTATTCTAAGTCTGTTTCCGTGATCATTATCCATAGCTGTAATCTTAAAGCCACCCTTATCTATTGGTTGGCCTGTTGTTCGAACTGATCCCATATCAATATTCTTGCTTTGTTTAGCAGTCTCATCAATGGCATCTGATTTACCTTGTTCATAAAAGAACTTGGCAAATGAATCTTTGTTCATAGCAACAGCTATAGTTTTATGATACTCTTTCGCATCCTTAATGTATCCTTTCTCATCAATAAAATTGGTAAAGAATTTAGATACGTCCAACTGTTTATTTTTTAAGTCCTCCGCATTTGATGGTTTCCAAGCTAACTCTTTATCCCCAATCCCGAATTTGAAACCTTCAAAATCATTGGAAAATAATTCATTTGTCTTTTGAACAAAAAATTCAGACTTCCTAGCCTGCTCCTGTTGTTGTTCAGAAAGCTGACTCATGTATTGCTTATAAGACTGCAAATCTTCTTGGTCTTGTGAAGAAACAGATTGTGTACCAATCGACTCAATTGGTGACCTGTATTTTTCTTTTTGATCCTCGAAATACTTTGTTGCCTTAGTAAGTTCTTTTTTAAATGCAAGTTTTTTCTTTTTGATATCCCTTTCATCATCCAATGTCTCATCATATGCGAATCTGTCTGACATCTCATATTCAATGTCATCATCATCTAACTCAGGGTTCATCTCTTTTAAATACGTAGCGATAAAACGCTCCGGCTTTTCATTAGAGAAATCTTGGTTAATACGATAGAAGTCATCTAGGCCACGCCCTGTTTCTTTCTTAAATTTTAAGAATGCTGAAACATCTTCAGGTAATAATTCCTGATTAGACTCAACTGGCTTAAACAAATCTTCCATGGAATTAACATCCCTGTTGTACTTGCTTTTGATATATGAAAGAACGTCGGCATCATCAAATGATGGTGCTTGCGGAGTTGATTGCTCTTCTCCTAAGATTCCATTGACTGTGTCGGGTTCAGCTGGTATCTCTAACTTAATATCTTCAGACTGCTCAATTTGAGGTATGCCTGTTTTTTCCTCGTGTACTCTTAGTAAAGTCTCCTCTACTTCTTGGACAGACTTTTCTTCAAAGTCTACCAACTTTACTTGATAATTTTCCATTTAAATTAAATTTTAGTTGCACAAAAGTAATAAATAATTTTATCTTGGATTGAACTGCTCTAAACTAAATCCATCTAATGAATCTTCTTCTGATTCAAAGTTCATTGCAGGCAAGTCTTTTTGACGTTGCTCAATTAACTTAGACTGTTGTGTAGCTTGTAATTTAGTTCTATCATCCTTTGCTTTCTCTTTGTCCATATCCAACTGCTTAATTTGACCAACCTCCATGCCTTTAAGTTGCATGTTGTAGTTAAATTCAACACTCATCAATTGCTCTTTTATTTGAGCTTCTGCCTGCATTCGTTGAATATCAAATTGCATTTGAGCTTCAGCCAATTGTGCTTTTGCTTGAGATTCTGCTTGAACTTTTTGTAAAGCCGCTTGAGCTGCCGCTTGAGAGGATTGGATATTGCCTTGAGTTTGCATATTAACTTTTGCTTGCTCTTGCTCCATATCAATGCGTTGCTTTTCTTTCCTTTTGACTTTAAGTAATTCATTGGCTAATTTTAAGTTTTTCATTTGACGAATATCAATAGCATCTTCAAGTGATATTTGATCACGTTGTATAGCCATTTGAATATTAGCCTCTAATTGAGCTTGTTGCTCTTCATCAGGAGATACTTCAATAAATACACCAAAATCATGTAGATATAAATCTTTAATTTCATCTAATATACCAACAGCATACTTACCAATCTGCATAGCAAACTGTTCTTTAAAATCAGAATATTCTAATATATCAGCAATACGACAAGATAAGGCTTCAGACAAACGCCTAGTAATAAATAAACTTCCTTCTAATATATGGCGAGTTGCTGTGTTTGAATTTAAAGCCGCTAGTTTCTGTACGCCTACTAATGCATCAGGATTAGGTGTAGAAGCATCTCTTGCCTCATTTAATCCCGTTACATCTCTTATCATAGATAGGTATTGATTGTATGCATTAATTAATGCAGTAATCTTCCCTTGACCACTATTAGTATTAAGTTCTTGAATAGGAATACGACCATGGTTAATATCACCATCAACTGTCATACTACGACCAATAACACTACCTGTTTGGAAATACAACCTTAATGCATCCTCAGGATTATAAGCTGCCCCGGTACCTAAGTCAACTTCATTAATACCATCGGCATCTATAAATACACCATCTGGCACAACACGCTGAAGAACTTGTTGAAGCTTTAAGTGAGTAAGTTGAATCAAATCGGCAAAAGGTATCATACGTCTAGTTAATGACTCAATGACTCCTTTATACATTCTTGGTGCTACAGCAATATATTGAGGTAATGCAAATTGAGATGCAGACTTAGGACGAACCATATTCTTTGCAAGATCCCATTTTAATAAGTAAGGTGATCCCATGACCATAACTCCCTCATACCAAACATCTATTCGTTTTTCTATACGCTCAAATCTTTCTTCTGTTCCTTCAGGAGGATTAAAACTTTCATCCTTTTGGATTACTTTATTGCCTCCGTTATCATTATATTTTTTCTTATAAACATATGTTTTATCTGTCTTATAATTAAAATACATTAATGTAACAACATCACGATTAAACAAATCACTACGATAAGGACGAAGAACACCATAGTAGTTATACCACGCTGTACCCAATTGTTGAATTTCCGCAAGCTCCTCGTTAGTAATATTCGGCTTAATTTTAACAAGCTCTGTAATTGGAACTTGCTTAACCTCACCAAAATAGAAACAGTCGTCAAAGGTAGGCGATTCCGTGTAAGAATATACCATATTAGCAGGGTCAACATATTCTACAGATACTCCAGAACCTGGAACGAAAGAATGTTTAACCATACCAAGACCAATGGTTGTAATATCGTAATCGACTCTTTTTCTAATATCATTATAGTGGTTAGTATCTAAGATTGTATTAATAGCTTCTTCTTCAGCAATTTCTATAGCAGGCTTATATTTAAGTTGCATATAAAGATTTAACTCTTGCTCATTAGCAGGCAAGTCTTGAGGAGGCACATTAAATGCATCAACACCTAAATTCTTTTTAATTGACATTAAGACATCTTTAGATATCATATCTGCCTGAACCATTTCTTGAAACTTACTTCTCTTCTCTGCTGACATAGCATCTTGTGCATATGCCTTTACTTGAAAAAGACGATCATTCATCCCATTGACTACGATATCAACAAACTTAGGGATAATAGGAACGGGGGTCCAATCTAGGTTGATATGTGACATATCTCCATCAACTTGGAATTGCTCTTTATACTTAGCTATAGACTGTTCACCACGGGCATATAGCCTAATGCGATGAAAATCAATCCATTGAGAATAGTACCTACAGTTGTTGCCTGTTTTAGCAAACCACTCCCACATGATACTCTGTCCTACTTTTAATCCAAATTCTTGAGACGCTTTCTCTGCATCTGTTGCCAGCTGCGTAGGAAAGCTAGAAGGATTAATCATTATTAAAGGGTCGTTCATATTATTTTCAGTCTACTCGCTGAACCGCTGTTATCGTATCTTGCAAATTTAATGCTTATTTTTGACTCTTTTTTCTCTGGCAAATAAATATGTTTTTGGTTTGCCATAATAGCAAGTCCTGAGCTTATGGAAGCATCAAACTTTGTTCTATCATTTACATTAAATTTAGACCAATCCATAAGAGTTCTTTCAAATGGCATGTTGCCAATTTCATCGGGATTTCTATAAATGCCTTCCAAATCATACCCTACATATTTCTCAATGTAAGTACCTATACCTGCCGCATGAGCCTGCTTCATGTCTTCACTTGAAGACGGTATACCACCAATCTCTATTTCTGTAAATGACAATTTAGCCTTATGCTTATCGGGTCTGTTCATAGAGAATCCTCTGTAGCCTCTGTTCTTAAAATGGTAAAGCAATCGAGCTTTATTATTTTCTGCTAAGATAGGCATTCCATAAAATACACAAGCCATTAATACTTCCTCAAAAAATATCTCAGCTGTTTGTGGTCTTGCAATGTACTCTAAGAAGAATGTATTTGATGGAGCATTATCCATATTAAATTTAGTAAGGCCATGCAATGATCCATTTGATCCTCCAAAAGTAGCCCCCGATATATCATAAGGGTCACATCCAAAAGCTCCTATATGTTCGTTCAATGGATAACGAGTCCCGTTTTTAGAAATAAATTTATTACGCAAAGCTATCTCAGGTATCCATGATACCAAGAACCTACCATTCCTATCGGGAGTCCAAACAACCTCGCTGTCTTTCTCTCCATCTTTCCAATGAAAAGATCCACGAGTCAATACTCTATCTTCTAACATACCATCATTGTAATCAATTTGTTGGTATATTTTAGTCAAGTTATAGATTGACGATTTGGTCTCATCTCTAAAAGCATGCGACTGGGTCCTTGGGAACTGACGATAGAATTCATTAAGTGCATCGGGGTTAGACTTTAATGAGGCAACCTCATTGTTCCAATACTCAATTACCCCTTGAATTATCCATGTCCCTTCAGCTGAACGAACAGGCTTCTCAGGGGTTTCTAATACTGCGTGTCCAAACTCATCGATGTATCCTTCAAAGTTATATTCCATAGGGATAAACAATGAG